ACTTTATCGGCAAACATAACTGCTACAGATACTTCAATGGTAGTAAACGATGCAACTTCATTTTATACTAACGGTGGTTATCTAATGATTGAAAAAATTAATAGTGAAACAGGTATGTATCAAAATGAAGTAATTCAATATGCAGCTTATAATTCTGGAACAAAAACTTTATCAGGTTTGATTAGAGGAACTAATGCACCGTTTAGAGGAGAAACTCCTGCTAATACTATTGCAAGTAATCACGATGCGGGAGCAAATGTTTTTGGGGCAAGAGAGGTTTATTCTTTAGATACTACAACGTCTCCAAGTACAGGTCAGCCTCCAACAGTTACTGATCAAAATGGTTATTATTTAAAAGATAATGATGAAGGTTTTAGTTGGGTTGCTAATTTTACAGGTGGTGGTTTACAGTGTACATCTGGCCCAATAAATGATAGAGCTTAATTATGTCAGGAGTTTCAATTTATACATACACAACTTTAAAACAAGCAATCAAAGATTATACTGAGGTTGATGATACTGTATTTACAACAACTATTTTAGATGGTTTTATAATGGCTGCTGAGTATAGAATTAATAATGATTTACCTATGGACTCAGATAGATTTGTACAAGAAGGCGCATTATCTACAGATAATAATACTATAAATGTACCAGCTGGTGCTTTGTTTATTAGAGGTATTGAAGTATTTAACTCAACGGCAAACACTACAGGAACTGGTGCTTGGTTAGAGAAAAAAGATCAAACATATTTATCTGAATATACTGATAGATTAACTGGTTCTGAAGGTGATCTAACTGCACAAGATGTAACAGGTTTTCCAAAATATTATGCTATGTTTGGTGGTGCTACACTTAAAACAGACACAACATCTGGAGGATTATATATAGCCCCTACACCAGATGCAGCTTACAAATTTAGAGTATATTACAACAAAATGCCGGTAGGACTTGGTTCTGGTAGTAATGGAAACTCTACTACATACATAAGTAATTACTTTCCACAAGGATTGTTATATGCTTGTTTAGTAGAAGCATTTGCATTTTTAAAAGGTCCAATGGAAATGTTGACACTGTACGAGAATAAGTATAAAACATCAATACAACAGTTTGCAGGAATGCAAATTGGGAGAAGAAGACGAGACGATTACACTGATGGAACAATCAGAATACCAGTCAAATCACCTTCACCCTAAACTAGGAGAAAAAAATTATGACAATAACATCAGCAGTATGTAACACTTTCAAAACAGAAGTTTTAAGAGCAATACACAATTTTACAGCATCATCTGGAAACAGTTTTAAATTAGCTTTATATACAAGTAGTGCAACTTTAAATAAAACAACAACAGCTTACAGTGCAACAAACGAAATTGCTAATGCATCAGGATCAGCTTATTCTGCAGGTGGTATAGCACTTACAAGTGTAACTCCAGCTTTATCAACTGACACTGCATGTTGTGATTTTGCAGATGTTAGTTTTACGTCAGCTTCTTTTACAGCAAACGGATGTTTAATTTATAATGACACTGCATCAGGTGATCCAGCAGTTTGCGCAATTGCATTTGGTGGAGACAAAACTGTATCAAGTGGAACTTTCACAATTCAATTTCCAACAGCAGACGCATCAAACGCAATCCTTCGTATAGCATAGGGAGGTAATCCTTATGGCATCTATTTGGGGTGGCGATAATCCTTCAGTAGCATGGAACGAAAATTCTTGGCAATCTAATACTTTAACCGTTTCTTTAACCGGTGTACAATCAACATCATCAACAGGTTCTTTAGAAGCTTTTAACGAAGAAGGTTGGGGTAGACAAGAATGGGGTAATTCTGGTTGGGGTGTAGACTATTCAGTTCTACCAACAGGATTAAGTGCAACTTCTAGTGTTGGAAGCGTTTTAGCTTCTCAAATTATTACCACAGAATTAACGGGAGTAAGTGCTACATCTTTGGTAGGATCACTAAATTTAGATTTAACTTCTGTTGTATCACCAACAGGTTTACAAGCACAGACAGAACTTGGAGATTTTGATAACGCCGGTACATTAGTCGGTTGGGGTAGAAACGGTTGGGGTGAAGAACCTTATGGTGATTCATTTAATAAACTTATTCAACCAGCCGGATTAAGTATAACTTCTAGTGTTGGTGCTTTAACACCAGCTGATGTAGTTGGATTAACAGGTGTGGCCGCAACATCATCGGTTGGGTCTATTTCTCCTGCAGATGTTATGGGACTTACAGGAGTATCTGCAACTACAAATGTAGGATCAATAGTTCCTGCTATAAGTGTTCCATTGACAGGAGTAAGTTTAAATTCTAATGTTGGTGCTATAACACCTGCGGATGTTGTGGGATTAACAGGACAGTCTTTAACTTCTAATGTTGGAGATGTAGAAATAGTTGAAATATTAATACTTAATATAACGGGAGTATCATCAACTACAAGTACGGGATCTATTATTCCTGAGATAGGTGTTCCTTTAACCGGTGTTTCTACAACGTCTGCAACCGGTACAATTACGCCAGAAGATGTTATGGGATTAACTGGACAACAGTCAATATCTAGTGTAGGAGAGCTTATTGTATTAAGTTTTGAAAATGTTAATATTGTAGGAAATACTAATTATTCTGATGTTGACGTTGTAGGCGAAACATCGTATACAGATGTAACACATGTAGCTTAGGAGAACAAAATTATGGCATCAACTTTTACAGATCTTGGTTTAGAATTAATGGCAACCGGCGAAAACGCTGGTACTTGGGGAACAAAAACTAACGCAAATTTAAGTCTTATTGAACAACTGACTGGTGGTGTTTTAAGTTTAGCAATTGCTGGATCAGGAACTACAGCTTTAGATATAGACAATGGTGCTTTAACAGGTACTGCTCAACAAAGAGTTATAGAATTTACAGGTGCTCTTACAGGATCAAGAATTATAACTTTTCCTCTTCTTACAGAAACTTTTTACATTATTAAAAACGGAACCACTAATGCAGAAACATTACAATTAAAAGCAGCATCTGGTTCAGGTGCAACAGTTACTTTTGCAGCAGATAACAAAGGATACAAACTTATTTATCTTGATGGTGTTGCAACAAACACTGGAGTTTTTGAAGCTGTACTAGGTGGCACTGGTGATGTGACAGAAACAGGTACTCAGACTTTAACTAACAAAACTTTAACCGCTCCTAAAATAGGTACTTCTATTTTAGATACAAACGGTAATGAATTATTATTATTAACAGCTACAGGTTCAGCAGTTAACGAACTTACATTAGCTAACGCTGCTTCAGGAAATGCACCTAGTATTACGGCTTCTGGAGAAACTAACGTGAGTCTTAATCTAGTTTCAAAAGGAACAGGTCAAGTTCAAATTAATGGTAATACAGCATCAACAGTCGGAAAAGCTATTGCAATGGCATTAGTTTTCGGATAAAAGATTAACAGGAGAAAATAAATTATGGCAAACCCAAATCTAGTAAATGTAACATCGATCACAGGTGAATCGGTACAAGCAACATTAGACACTACTCTAACTACAGAGATTTTAGCGGCTGCTTCAGATACACTTGTAAAAATTAATAGTATTATAGTGGCAAACATTGACGGATCATCGGCAGCAGATGCTTCAGTTTTTATAACTAAATCCGGTGGATCACCGATAGCAATTGCAAGCACAATTTCTGTACCAGCAGATGCTACACTTGTTGTAGTAGATAAAAACACAGCTTTATATCTTGAAGAAGGTGATAACTTAGAAGCTGGCGCAAGTGCTAATGGCGACTTGACTATCACTGTCAACTTTGAAATATTAAACGACGCGTAGGGAGGTAATTATTTATGACAAAAATAATAAAATCAGCAAAAGGTACTTATACAACCGCAGACATAACAGTAGATGGCTCAGGAAGAGTTATCAGTGCTGCATCTGGATCAGGAGGAGCAGCAGGAAATTTAGTTGGGACTTTTGGTAGTGTTGGACCTTCTTCAGGAAATTATACAGCATCACCCGGTGCTAATTTTATAGTTGCTTATGTAGCTGGCGGCGGCGGAGGTGGCGGAAGAAGTCCGGGAAGTGTTAATGGAGGTGCTGGAGGATTTGGAGTTTATGCAACACCCATATCACAACCATACACAAAAGCTTTCGCAGTTGGCGGTAGAGGAAATGGCCAACAAGGACAAGGTAGTAGTGGAAATGCTGGAGGAGCAACTAATTTTGGAAGCCCTGTAACTGTAGCTGCAAATGGCGGTGCCGGTGGTGGTGGACCAGGAGGTAGTGCTGGAGCACAAGGAACTGTTAATGGTTCTACAAAAGATTTAACAAATGTAGGTACTTCTTCTAAAGGAAATATCATGAATCAAAGTTTAAGAAAACAAATGGGACACAGTTCATCATCAAACTCTCCTAATAATTTTAATTCAGTAAATGGAAATATTTCTTTGTCACAAGGAGGACCAGTTGCTAATATTGGTTCTGAAGGTGGTATGGATGGTGGTTTTGGGTTTTTATACGTCTACGAAAATATAGGGTCTTAATTATGGCTAAAATAGTAATGACAAGCGTAGAAGATGGTGGAGTGTACAAAGCATTCTTTACTCAAGCAGATCTTGATGGTGCTACTAGAATTAATCAATCGCAATACACTATTGTTGATTTACCAGACGCTGATTTAATAAAAATTCACAACGAAAAAGCTGCTTTTAAAGTAACTGACGGAGTTCTAGGAGTTATTGATATTTCACCTGTTCATAACAAAGAAAGTTATGTAATTGCAAAAGAAAGAATAATAACTTCTTTCGATGCATTAAAAGAAGGTAATTTTAAAAATACTGTTTCTTCTTTTATGGATATAGTTAATGGTATTGATATAGATTCTTTAACTATTAATCCTTCCGTGTCTTTTGCAGAACACGTAAAATCAATTAGCTCTAACGTTTATTACGACTACTTGCAATTAGCTTAATTTTTGATATAATACTTTCAAAATGTATGAAAGGTTTATGAAAGATTTATGCAAAATTTTATTGTTGTAGAGGATTTTTATTCCAAAGAAAACTTTGGTTTAATGTCTAATTTTCAAAGAACATGTAACATGAAAGGTTTACAAGTTCCTCAAAATATTTATTATCCATCAAGGCTAGACGCATACCCTACTTGGGAATCTAATTGTTTTGAAAAAAATGAATTAGAATATAAAATTACAGAAAATGCAATTTTAGAAAACACAAAATTTAAAATAAGTAAAATACAATCTTTGTTTAGAAAAGTATTAACTTCTGAATTATTAAAATCACCCTACAAAGATAGAAATGAATCGTTAGTTCACCAAGATTCTAATAACTACGATTGGGCAGGAGTTGTGTATTTTGACAGTTTTAGCATTGAAGATGGAACTAGACTATATTCTTATGCTGATCAAATAAAACCAGATGTTATTGTAGGATCTAAACCCAACAGATGTATATTATTTAAATCTCATTTGTTTCATTCTGCCGGTATAGATTGGAACAAAGACTCGCGAACAGTGCAAATTTTTTTTGTGGAGACAGATAAAAATGTTTGAAAATATAATTCAATTTAGTGCTCATGAAATATATGTAAATTTAAAAGATGAGTATCCTATACCTGCAAAAAATAATTTACCTGAATGGTTTAAAAAGTTAAACCATGATTGGCAAAACAAAACTGTAAAAGGTTGTATGCCTTTTTTAGATTCTATGTCAGCGGGCTATATTTTAAAAACCCCACAAGATTTTTATATAAATCATAATTTTACTGATGAAGAAGGTAATAAAGATACAACTTTTGCTTGTCCCATGAGCGAGGAAACAAGTACGTTAGACCTTCATTTTGTTAATTTAAATAAACAACAATCAGAACACCACGGTATAAATCAAGTCAAAGGCAGTCCTCATTTAGAAAAAAATAATAATCAAGGTGTTTTAAAGTTCTTGAATCCTTGGAAAATAAAAACACCCGCAGGATATTCTTGTTTGTTTGTTCCTCCATTAAATAATTCTGATGACAGGTTTAGTATAATTCCTGCAATTGTAGACACGGATTCTTATGAAAGAGAAGTTAATTTTCCTTTTATAATTAATGGGGATAAATATAAAACTTTAGAAACTACAATTAAAAAAGGAACACCATATGTACAGGTTATTCCTTTTAAAAGAGAAAATTGGAAAATGAAAATAAAATCAAAAAAAACTAAAGATATTGTTAAAGAAGGATTTGGTTTTTCATTAAAATTTTTACATAGATACAAAAATTTAAATTGGCATAAAAAATCATGGAAGTAGATAATTTTGTTAGAGTATATAATGCAGTAGATAAAAAAATAATCTCAAAATTTTTATTGTACACTAGAAAAACTAAAGAGTTTGAAGACGCTCCTATCGAAACATCTGATGGAACTGTGGTTGATACTAAAATACGAGATGTTAAAACACTGTGGTTAAGTGATGACAACGTAAGTTTAACTAATGTCCATTGGTATAATTATTTTAATAATTGTTTTATACAACACATAGAAAAATATAAAAAGGATACTAACTCAGAATATATGCATTATCACAATAATTTTGAAATGAATGTTTTAAAATACAATAAAGATAATTTTTATACTTGGCATACTGATCATAGTTTTAAAACACCACGAACTATGAGCTCTATATTATTATGTAATGATAGTTATAAAGGTGGGGAAATAGTTTTTAAACTACCTAATGAAAAAGAATTTTCAGTTGAATGTGGTGTAGGTGATTTACTTTTATTTCCAAGTAATTTTATGTTTGCTCATTGTGTAAAACCTGTCACAGAAGGAGAAAGAATAACTGTTGTAGGATGGATAGTTTAATGAAACACAACGTACTACCTTTATTTTCACAACCTTTATTTACTACAGAAACTAAACTAGATAATGATGAATTAAATTTTATAGAAACAGAACTTAAAAAAGAAAAAATAAGCCATAGTGAAATAAATAAATTAAGTGAAGACCCTATTAAAAATAAATTTCATACGGGTTTAGAAAATATATTGCAAAAAGATCAATATAAAAATTTAAAAAAAGTAATAATAGATTCAATTAAATTATTTAATGATTCTTATTTAAAGTATGACACTAATTTTGTTATAATTAAATCTTGGGTTGCTTCTTCTCCTTTTGATAGTAGCTGTGAAATTCATAGGCATAATAATTCTTTTTTAAGTGGTGTCATTTATATAAAAGCAAACGAGAATAGTGGTGACATAGAATTTGAAAATTTTAACCATAGAGATATTTTAATTTATCCAAGAAATGATAATACTTTATATAATGTAGAACGCTATTGGGTAAAACCTAAACCAGGTTTGTTGTTATTGTTTCCAAGTAATATGTATCATAGAGTCCATAAAAATAAATCAGGAGAAGATAGGGTATCGGTATCATTTGATATTATGCCTACATACTTCATAAATAAATTTAAAAATGAAACACAAATTAATTAAAAATTTTTTAACTAAAGAAGAGATAAATATTTTAACTGACTATTGTAGAATATTACATAGACAGAATAAAACAAGATTTGATAATCAAAACAGTAATGGTGATTCTAGTTTTTATGCAGATCCTTTAATGGAATCCTTGATGTTAAACAAACGAACTTTAGTTGAAAAACACAGTAAGTTAAAACTGTTACCGACGTATTCATACTTCAGAGTGTACACCTATAAGTCTGACTTACCTAAACACAAGGACAGACCTTCTTGTGAAATAAGTGTTTCAGTACATATAAATTCAGATGAGACTCCTTGGGAAATATTTGTTGGAAATAAAAAATACAAAACTGTTCCTGGAGATGCTGTCCTTTATAGGGGTTGTGATTTTGAACATTGGAGAAAACCATTTGAAGGAGATTGGCATGCTCAAACATTTTTACATTACGTAAATTTAAATGGACCTAATAAACATTTTTATATGGATCAAAGAAGAATGTGGGGGGATGTTAAATGAGTTTTTTAGAAACTCTTTTTTGTGATTGTCTTTATCATTCAGAAGTATCTAATATTAAAATTAAAAAGGAATTATTAACAATAATATTAAACATTGAAAAAAATAAAAACTCAGACAATAAAACTAATATTGGAGGGTTTCAAAAAGAATTAAAATGCAGGGAATTATTTTTAAATTTAATCTCAGATGAGATTAAAAAATATAAATCTTTGTTAAATTTTAACAGAGAATTAAAACTAGATAATTTTTGGTGCAATATAAATTATAAAAACAACTATAACTTATCTCACATTCATCCCAAGACTTATTTTTCTGGTGTGTATTATTTAAAAGTACCAAAAAATTCTGGTCAAATAGTTTTTACTAATCCCAACATATTTCTTAGAATGCATCCAGAATTAGAATCAGCTTGTAACAACCCTAATTTTAATGTATGCAGAGAAGTAAATCCCAAAGAGGATCTATTACTTATGTTTCCATCTTATTTAATGCACGAAGTTGAAAAAAATAATTCTGATGATAAAAGAATATCAATATCTTTTAATTTAATATTATGAATCAAATAAATATATTTACCAACTCTTTGTTTTTTACAGATCAAAAAGACATAGAGTTTAAAGAACAAGTTAACAAAACAAAAACTGTAGACAAAATTAAATTTAAAAAAATTATTAAAAAATTTGTAGATAACCTAACAAAAAATTATAACATAAGCTCTGACATAGTTTCTATAGATAATATTCAATATGTTGAAGATTTAAAAAATGAAACAAACTTAAAAATTGTTAAAGAAAATGTTTTATTTCAAGGGTTATACATGTTAGACGTGGCTGAAGATTGCGGATTAATTTATTTTGAAAAAGAAGCTGAAATATTAGCCACCCACACTGACTTCATTAACAAATTTAATTTTATAACTAGGGAAAATACTATTGTGTCAATTCCATATAGTATAGATTTTACTATGGAAAAAAATAACTCTGATCAAAAAAGAAAATATATTTATTTTACTTTAAATCTTTAGTAAAACATTTAAATTAAAACGCACAGCATCTTGATAAGGAGGGTTACCTTTATGCTCAATCATACTTTTATAGATTTTTGCCTGTCCCATTTTATCTTGATAAAATATGTTGTTAACAAAAGTTCCGCCATCGGTTGTGTGTGGGTTATATAAAATACTTAAGTAGTCTTCTGTGTATTCATCTTTATGAAAGTCAGTATGGTCTTTTGGAAAATACATGTTCCATAAAAACCTTTTTATTTTATAGTTATCTATGTTTAATTTTTCACATATTTTTTTTGTTATTTTGTAGGCTTCCTTGTTTAATGGTGAATCAAAAGGTTTGCCATCTTCCATTGTTGCAACACTAAAACCACCGCTTTTTCCAGAAAATAACGGTGACATTACATTACTATAATCTCTACATTTAGTTAGATACCATTGGTGATAACAAAGTTTATTTAACAAAGCTAAATTTTCTTCGTTAGTCAGTACGTTTTCTATTAAAGTAACTTCTTTTTTAATACACATATTTAATTGTCCTTTCTTTTAATAAATCATCTCTAATATCTTTTACATCAAAATTAAATGAAATAATACTCCGTCTTTTATTTTCTTTATTTACTCCAGATCTGTGTATTACATGAGATGGAAAAATAATAAAGTCTCCTTCTATAACTCTTAATGAAATAGCTTTATCTAAATCAAGAGGATCTAATAGTTGAGTATATTGATGGTTATCAAATTCTAGATAATAGACTCCAGTAAAATTATTGGCATGAACATGCCAACCATGAGTACCTTCTTTGCCATACTGTTGAAACCATAGATCATTTATTTTAATTGACTTAAAACCTATGTCATAGGTCATTTTTAATAGCTGGTTTTGTATATCTTTAAGACAGTATTTAACCCATGGTCTGTTAAAATTAGAGGCTTTGTTCCAATCTAATTTGTGAAAAACATCTTTAAATTTTTCTTTGTCTAATTTAATTTTTGATTGATCAATTAAAGATAATAGGTTATCTTTGATATTTAAATGATTATTAAAGTGCGCTTTTAAAAGCGGAGTTCCTATGGAAAGATTCATAAAAACATGTATTATAGGTTTTTTTAAAAAATTGTATACTGTAAATTTAAGTGATAAATAGATAATATGCTACAAAAATTAGGTTTTGCACCAGGGTTTAACAAACAGGTCACAGAAACAGGGGCCGAAGGTCAATGGTTTGATGGTGACTTTGTTCGTTTTAGATATGGCAGCCCGGAAAAAATAGGAGGTTGGTCTCAATTAGGTGATGATAAATTAACAGGTGTTGCAAGAGCAATACATCACTGGGATGATAATGCTGGCGTTAAATATGCAGCAATAGGCACTAGTAGTATTCTATATGTTTTTTCAGGAGGTGTGTATTATGATATACACCCTATTAGAGCTACCTTAACCGGTGCTAATTTTACAAGCACATCAAGTTCGACAACTGTTACGATAACTTGTACCGGCAATCATGGCTTGTTTCAAAATGATATCGTAATGTTTGATGCAGTTTCAGGATTAAGTGGTTCCACATTTACCAACGCTACGTTTGAAGATGAAAAATTTATGGTTACCTCTGTAGTTAGCGGTACAATTTTTACAATTACAATGGCTGCCCAGGAAACGGGGACACCGGTTACAAACGCAGGATCAACTTCTATACTATGTTATTATACTGTTGGACCAGCTCAACAATTAGGTGGTTTTGGTTGGGGTACAGGTTTATTTGGTGGTACAGTTTTAGGCGCAGCAACTACAACACTAGCTTCTACTATTAATGATGCTGTAACTGTTATTCCTTTAACAGATTCGTCAGCATTTCCGTCTTCAGGTACGATACAAATAGGGACTGAATTTATTTCTTTTACAAACAATAATACTACCACGAATACTTTAAGCGGTGGGGCTAGAGAGGTTAATGGAACTACAGCAGCCACACATTCTTCAGGAGCTACAGTTACAAATATAACTTCATACGCAGGTTGGGGTATTGCATCTTCTACTGACTTTACTATTGATCCTGGTTTATGGGTATTAGATAATTTTGGTACAAAACTTATTGCACTTATTTATAATGACAAATGTTTTGAATGGGATGCAGCAGCTCCTGGTGCAACAGGAAACAGAGCAACCGTATTACCTAATGCACCAACAGCGTCACGTCATGTATTAGTTTCAACTCCTGACAGACACTTAGTATTTTTTGGAACAGAGACAACTGTTGGGGACCCTACTACTCAAGACGATATGTTTATAAGATTCTCGGACCAAGAAAGTATTGATCAAACAGATTCATACACCGTACGAGCTGAAAATACTGCAGGTACGCAAAGAATTGCTGATGGTTCTAAAATTATGGGAGCTATTAAAGGTAGAGATGCAATCTACGTTTGGACCGATACTGCATTGTTCTTAATGAAATTTGTAGGACAACCTTTTACTTTCTCCTTTGAACAGGTGGGGACTAACTGTGGATTATTTGGCAAAAATGCGTGTGTGGAAGTAGATGGTTCTGCTTATTGGATGTCAGAAAATGGCTTCTTTACTTACGATGGTCAGTTAAAATCTATGTATTGTCTTGTAGAGGATTTTGTTTACGACAGTGTCAATGATACCTCTAGAGATTTAATTAACTGTGGACTAAACAATTTGTTTGGAGAGATAAACTGGTTTTATCCTAGTGAAAATTCCGATGAAGTCGATAGAGCAGTAACCTATAATTATTTAGATTCTTCTGCTCAACGTCAAATATGGACAACAAGTACTTTAGCTAGAACTGCATGGCAAGATTCTGCCGTGTTTAATAGGCCACACGCTACATATTATGGATCAAACGATAATGCTTCTTTTGATGTTACTGGTAATACACAAGGTAGTACGATATACTATAACCAGGAAACAGGGACTGATCAAGTAAATGCAGGTAACATTGCTACAGCAATACCAGCTTTTATAGAATCAGGAGACTTTGATATTACACAAAGAAGAAGTAGTACCGGACAAGTTGTTGGTACACCGGATCTTAGAGGTGACGGAGAATATATTATGAGAATAAGTAGATTTATACCTGACTTTATTACACAAACTGGTGACACTAAAGTTACTTTTACAACAAGAGCTTATCCTAATAGCACACCAGCAACAAAAGAATTTACAATTAACTCATCTAAAACTTTTCAGAGCACAAGAATAAGAGCAAGATCTGTTGCATTAAAAATTTCTAACACAGCAGTTAATCAAGATTGGAAACTAGGTACGTTTAGATTAGACATTGCACCAGGAGGACTAAGATAATGGACACAGAATATTTTAATGAATATATTCAAAGCCCTGCTTTACAAGCTAAGTATGGATCTGTTGGTGCTTATGTTAATTTTAAAAAATCTCAAGAACCTTATTCAATGAAGACTCAATTTACAAATGATTTAAATGATATTAAAGCTTTACCTAAAAGATTTACAGATGGTATCACCGGAGCAAGTAGTTATATTAATGATAAATTTACAAATTTTAAAGAAGGGGTAGGAAATTTTAAAAATACAATTGGAGAGGGGATTAAAGGTATATTTGATAACTCTTTGTTAATGAAATTTGCAGCTGGAAACAATGCACTAAACCCTAACGCAGCAAATTATAATCCTGACCTTCAAAGTCAAATAGATTTTTTAAAAAACCAAGGAATGTATGGTAAAGATAGTATTAGTAATTTACCTAAAATTACAAGTGGTGTTTTAGCCGGTAAAAATTTACAATCTTTATTTGGAACAAATGATTTAACTGACATGTATGCGAATCAAGTAGATAAATATCAAAATACTTATGATAACTTAGGTAAGAATTTTAGTAGCTTAGATGAGGAAGAATTAGAATTTAAAAAACAAAATTATTTTAGTAAATTTTTACAACCTGCTATAATGGAAAGGCAGCTTAACTTTGATAGACAAAATACAATTAATGACGCTCAAGGTTATGATGCAACAGGTAGAGGAAGAGCGTTTGATTATGCTGGAAGAGATAATGAATATGGCACACACCGTTCTACTATAACTAATAAAAATGCTCAAATTAATCAGGACGCAGGAAGAGGTGGTTTTAATCCTGGAACTCACACGGCAACTAACACAGCTCAAGAAGCCCAAGACTATCAAGATAGAGGAAGAGGTCAACGATTTGAAAAAGGTGGTAGAGTTGGATATTTCTTCGGCGGTCTAGCTGCAAGAGGAATGAAAAGATAATGGCAAAAATTGTACAATCATTAACTAGAGCAGCAAAAGAATACGAGCAAACTAATATGCAATCATTGGTCAGGGATCTTGATGGTATTATAACAAAATTAAATTCTTCTTTTCAGGAAGAAGTAAAACAGGAGATAGAAGCTAAGAGTTTCTTTTTAGAATAATGGCAGTAGTAAACCAATACAAATTTGTAGGTAAAGACAATGACACTACGGGAAATGCATTAACTGTTTTTTCAACAGGCAAACCTGGTGTCAATGAAACTATAATTATTAAATCTATATTAGTTACATCTGCTGGTACACCTGTTGTTACTGTTACAAATAATAGTATCACAGCTATTAAATCAGTAGCATTGACGGCTAATGTTACAAAAGAATTATTAACTCAACCGATGATAGTAGAAGGTGGATCTGCTTTTACTATACAATCAAGCACTACAGATTCATTTGATTTTGCAATTAGTTTTTTAAACATATTAAAGGAGAAAATAGACTAATGAAAGTATATGAAGCTAAAGTAGAAGAAACGTACAGACACCTCGAGACTGGTGAAGTTTTTAAGACAAGAAAAGACTGGGAAGCTAAAGGTTTTAAGGCAGAAGAGATGGCACAGGACGTAAAAGTTATCATGCCGGCTCTTGATTTGTTTAGTAAAACCAAGTAGAACAGATAAACTAGGATTAAATTATGGCAATTTCAAGAATGCAACAACCACAACAAATGCAAGGCGGCTTAGGGGCTTTAGATGCTCCAAGACAAGGTTACTTTTTAGGTAAACTTGTAAAGAAAGCTACGCGTGCTGTTAAAAAAATTGCTAAGAGTCCACTAGGTAAAGCTGCTTTGATAGGTGCCGGTGGTTATATGCTTGGTGGTGCTAAATTCTTAGGCGGTCAAGGTATGTTTGCAGGTGGTCAAGGTATGGGTCGTTTTGGAAACCTTATGAATTTAATTAGACCTGCTGCAACTAATGCTACTGGAAAAAGAGGGTTATTAGCTGGAGCATTTTATGACAAAGATGGTAAATTTAGTGCAGGCAGAGCAGGACTAACTGGTTTAGGTGTAGCAAGTTTAGCTCCTTTACTTATGCAAGGTGGCGATGACGAAGACGATGGTCCAATAGATCAAATGGATCCAAGATACCAAGTCCAACGTGCTAAGAATTTTTACAGCGGTCAAGGTGAGGCTGGTGTTGGTTTAGATTTTATGCCACAGAAAAAATATGTTAGTCAAAATTTCTATGCAGCTGATGGTGGTAGAGCCGGTTATGCAATGGGTGGTTTATTAGATGAAGACGAAGAAGATTACGTAAGATCAGGTGCAGGCATGTCTAGAAGACAACCTACAGCATTTTTAAATATGGGTGGTGGTGCAGGAGAAGCACAAGCTGAACAAATGCTTATGGCAGAATTTGTAAAATATAAAAACAAAGGTGGAGATTTATCTTTTCAACAATTTGTTCAAGCAGTAATGCAACAACAAGAACAGTCTCAAGGTATGGAACAACCTACTATGATGGCAGCTGATGGCGGAATGGCAGGAACAAGTGTACCAGGATATGGAACACCTGCAGGAACTAATAAATTTGGTTACCCTAGTGGTGGCGTAAGAGTTAATGCTGCTGAAGGTGGAATCAT